ATATACCTATTTGAAATAAAACACAATTAAGTTGTCAACTTTACTGATTTTCTCCGAATAAAACTTTCAAATGTGAGAAACCTTCAGTTCCTTGAACATCAGCAATATACCTACCTTGCTCCTGAAGAACTGCATATCCAATAGAAGCCGCCATCACACAATTGAAAACCAAAATTCCGTTAGCAAAGTATTCGTGGGTATCAGCAACCTGAAGATTGTAGACCCTTCTCCTTTGCAGCTGCTTTATCATTAGAATATTTAACCCTGCACTTTTTAGAACAATACTTAAGGTGATTAACGGCAGCAATAAACATAGTCTTGCAGATAGGACAACTAACAGTTTTACCAAACTTAAAATTATTGTTTTTGTGGTTCGAATACCAAACACTACATTTTTTAGAACAAAATATAGAGCTCCTAACCCTAGATTCAAAACTTTTCTTGCAGATTCTACAAACAAACCACTCGGGTTCTTTGAGTTGAAGTGAACCATAGATGTTTTGTCTGTTAAACTCGATACCCTCTTTTGTCCTTCTCCAAATTGCCCCTGATTCATAAAGTCTTGTCCCTTGTTTTTTAGCAGTTTTACTAGAAAGCTCTCTTCTCTCAGGAGTTCCCATGTGATGTTTCGCATGTTCACTTGCAGACATACATTCCAAATTTTCAATTTTGTTATTAAGAGGGTTACCATCTTTATGGTGTATAACATTATACCTAGATATCTCTCCGTAAGTATCAATCCAAATCTGCCTATGTAATGCAACAAGTGGTACTTTCCCATTATCATGTCTCCAAAAATATACACGATGTTGTCTGCGTTTTGACTCTGTGTGTCGAGTATATCTTTTGCCTCCGTATATAATAATTTCTCTATCATCCTTTTTGTTGAGTTCCATATATATAGTGTATCACTATCAGTAACAGTAGACAACACAATATCTCCTTTTTTAGAATTATCCTTGGTTGATACAATGGAATGGTCAGGTGTACCCACCAATCCTATATTATTTACTACTCTTTTATAACTACTACGGGTTATTTCCACAGGTCTGTACCCATTACGAGTCATAACCATATCCCCCACTTTTATTTTTTCAATCGGAATATTACCTTTGTCAGTAAGAATTTGTGTCCCAGCAACGAAACAATCATCCTTTTTTTTATCCATAGCCTCTGGCTTACCTTTTACATTTCGAATGAAAGTAAACATCTCATTAAGGAGTGCTGATGGAAACCCACTATTCTTCCTAAGAAAGACCGCTTTCAATGCCGCTAATGAGAATGGTCGTGTAGAGGAGGTAGTCTTCCAACCAAAAAACTTTGTAATCTTCTGAGTTATATCGTCAAAGACCTTCCGAGCATAAAGATTTACATACCCCATCTTTTCTAAAGCATCGTTGACCCAGAGTCCATCTTTATTTACTTCGATAGCAAGTAAAGCCCAATTATAAAATTTCCCGAGTTTATATGCTTCGTTAGCCAATTCATCTGGTGATACTTGTGACCGGTAAATCCCAGCACAATTTTCAGTCTTATGATTAATAACATAGAGCACCTGAGCATCCCCGTGAGCTAGACCCTCCGAAGTATCCCCACCAATAATATACCTAGTCCCAACTTCCGGCTTTTCGAACATTTCAAAGTTCCCGGATGAGTTGGCCATAAAACTAACTTCACCTTTTTCATCAGTAAATAGTTCTCCTTTTATTCCGTGTTCCACCTTCGCAAGAAGAGAAGCCACTTTAGCAATGGGGAAGTAAGATTGCCCAGTTGATAGAAAAGCCTCCTCTGGAGTAGTCGGGTATTCCTGCTTCAATTTTTTCACAGCATCAGTACCACCCTTTCCTCCAAGCTGTTGCCATTTCATGTAGTAGTAAGTTATCTCTAAATCCGTAAGATTATTTTCCGACTGGTACTCAGTCCAATCAATCTCACACTCATCCATCTCCAAAGTTGGTATAGTATTCTGAATCTTCTTCATTTCCATATCATCATACTGCCAGTTGTAGAAGTGTGGGAGAAACTGAACTTGAGAAAGCTGAGGAGTAATCTTCTCCCGAGTAAGCCACCTCTCTTGAAACACTTCATAGAACCTCCCTGCCATACCTTCCGCAGTACTTTCAATAAAAATAAAACCATCAAAAGGAACCGCTGGAAAAGTTCCTGTTTCCACTTCATCCGCTCTCTTAGGAAATAAGATACACATCTTCGCAAACTCAGAAATATGCACAAGATGAAATGTTCCAGAACGTCCAGAGGTAGAAACAGTAATCGAAGAAGTCGAACCCTTCTCTGGTCCGTAGTCTAATGTCACCTGTATCTTCTTCGCTGAGTTGTGTTTTATATTAAAGAACGCATCTTTAACATCAGCCGCCATGTTTCTAACTGCAAAGTCTACTTTCTTATCAAAAATCTGAGTAGCATCTTCAACTTTGTGAGCAATAATAATAGCCTCCTTATTCGTATTAAAAAGAATCTCATCTAATATAAAAATATCAATAAATGTCGTAAACCCAAGTTGCCTCGCTTTTAAAATAACGTGCCTGTGGTATATCTTTCCTGGGATAGATAAGTAATTTTCAAAAAAATGAAGTTGTGCCCGATTCATATTAAAAGGCTCCTTCTTCCCATCCTTAGTTATTATCCAATATAAATTATCCATCCTCCATCTCTTATTTTTAATAAGCTCTGGATTTGCAATAAGCTCTTCCGTTATTTTTTCGTTATGTTCAGCTACGAGATTTGTCATATTTTAAAAATCTAAATCCTCTAACTTAACCTCCTTAAATTCCGTTTCCTTAATCTCTTCAACTGGCGGTAGCACTTCATCCGCTGGTAAAGGTGCCTGATTATAAATCTTTTGCAATACCACAGTACGCAACCTATTACTCGATTGTTCCTTAGGTTTAGTCGATTCCATCATCCCTTTATTAAATCTGTCCCATGCACCAGCAATAGCATTTAAAGCAGAAACTAAATCCTTATTAGTAAAGTCCTCTAATCCTCTAGCCTTAAATTCTGACATAACTGCAACCGCTAAATTACCTGAGTCAGAAGCAAGTCGTGCCATAGCATTATTAAAGCCGGGTTTTGATTCAATCTTTGAAACAATTGAATTAGCAACACTCGGGGCATATCCCACATCTAAAGCGATAGTTTTTTTATCCTCTCCTTTAGCTCCCCACACCCTTCTAGCGTACGCTAATTGTTTCATTGAAGAACCTCTTCTTGATATTTTCATATTAATAATGATACTTCTTTTTTTTAAAATTGTATAGCCTACATTAGATTCTAAACCCTTGACAACATAGTCGGGACATTGGGGCATAGAAAAGTGTCATTTCGGGAACTTTTTCACATTTAAGGGGGGAGGTACTGGTACTTTTTTATATTTATATACCGGGGGTATGACGATAGGGGTGACCCCCATCCCACTTATACCCTTATTCTTAGCCATATATTATAATTTCTACTATTGACAAACCCTTAAAAGTATGAGGGCACAGGGACAAACCTTGAAAAAGGCTATGTCCCGATTTAGCCTTATTATTAGCCACGCTACAGGACGGGACAAACCTTGAAAAGTGCTATGTCCCAACATTATAAGACCAAGCAGAGCCGTATTTTAAGGCTTTTTAGCCTTTTGGGACATAGATTTGGAAAAAATAAAAACATTTTGTAAAATAATATTTTAATTTTTAGGAAAGTTTACAAAAATCAATGTCCCTGTGCCCCAATGTCCTTAGCCTTATGTCAATAGCAACAATCCATAGCCCACAATAGGAATATAAAATCACCATTTTTAGATCATATATATGTATAAAAATAATTGACATATATGTATATTAATGTTGTATCACATAATAGGTGTTGACACTGGCACATGATAGAAATATACTCTATATATAGATATAAATAATTACTACTAAAAAATATCTATAATAAATAAAAATGAAAAAAGCATACATATATATCGGAAGTAACAACACAACGCACGAGCTTGAAAGTGAAAAAGCTATCAATATAATATCAGACCATTTCGACGGGTTTAGCGCATACGAGATCATAGGATTCTGGAAAGGTTCAAAAGAAAAGACACTTAAAGTAGAGATCGTGATCGATAGCAATACAGCGCCACTAGTGAAGTTATGTAAAGAATTAAAAACAAAACTATTTCAGGAGGCTATCATGCTTGAAATAGTAGAGAGTAACGTAGCATTTATACAATAATAAAATAATAAAATGAAAATAACATACAACGAATATATAGAGAATAACACAATTAATTGCGATGTATCATATCGTGGAGGTAGTTTGAAAGTGGATATATCCGGTTTACTATCACAAAAAAGCCTGGAGGCCATAGAAGAAGCCGGGGAGGAGGCAACCGCTGGAGCCTATCAAAACTATCTCGGTGGAGGCATGGCCGGGAGTATACAGACGGGAAATAACTTTGATACTGATTTACTCACAAGAGCGGACCAGAAGAAGTGGGACGTACTTAAAGAAGACTTGAAAAGATATTTTTACAATCTTAACAATGGAGGCGGGGACGAATACATGCAAGAAAACGTCACCGGAGCAACCACTGGAGGCTATGAGGCAACACAAAGACTCGCAAAGAGTGGGTATTAATAACCAGTTAGAAAGCATTATATTCCTTATAGTGCTTTCCATACTGTTTATATTGCAACGCTAGGGCAATAGACACAGTACATTGACAACTTAATAGTTAACATAAAAACAAAATGATTAAAAACAATATCAAAACAATTGATTTTGATGAATACCAGCTAAGAGAATTACAAAATGCTATAACACTTGCCGAGGAGGTAAACGCCTTAGACTATAACGTGGAAATATTGCAAGGCGATAATAGCCAATCAGATTTCAATGTTATCATTGAAGGAAAATATCAAATAAGAAAGGCTAGTTATACGGGTCATGTAAGAGTTTCAGAATATCCCTATAGTTATAATTCAGAGCTATCAAGTTATACGAAAGCCGAGTTATATAGAAAATATAAACTTGATAACATGAAAGTATTGACTAAAAAGAAACTACAGCAAAGGCTTGACAATGTAGACATGGAACAAGCCGAGTTAAAGGCCGAGTCAATTAAAGTTATAGACAAAAAAGCCGAGTTTTTGGAAAGTGTAAAACATTTACCTATTGTTTACTCATATAAAGATTACGACAAGAAAGATGAGATAACAGGCGGTTCACTTGTAAAGAATGGTATAGAATTTGAGTTTAGTTTTTCTCAAGACGGGTATATCTCAAAAAAAGTTACTATTCATTATACTGTCAATCATAATTTAGATGATTTTCTAAAATTATCAGATAATAAGTATAATAACTAACATGAAAACATTAATTGTAAAAAGAGAAAAAGAATATACAAAGTTGAGACAATTCTATGCGTGGGTTGGCTTTATAACAATCATCGCAGGAGTTGCAACAGTAGTTTATAAATTATTATCATTAACTAATTAATTATATGACATGGATTATATTTGGAATCGTAGTATTTATTTTATTCGTTCTATGGATTATTGAATAGTAAAAAAAAAGTATTGCAATAGACAGCAAAGAGTGTTCTATTGGTGGTGACACTTGCACAGGTGTAAAAGAGGTATATAATGTACCTTATCTCAGAGATTATTTTGAGATTTATAACTAACAAATGGTGGTAATCCACTCACAAACAAAATGGGATTTAGCAATAGACAAGAAGGAAATTTTATTACGATATTAGGTGGTCGTTTCTGTATCCGTGTATCACAAGATACTCAAGGAGCAGTCACCAGAATTAACAAAGTAGGGAAGACTGTACATGAGATTTTTCACGACAGTTTCACCGGGAAACTTGTGGGAATTAAGATTCAAGACGGAGAATATGGAAAAAGTTGGATATTCTCTTTTAAAGACGGAGGAGAAGTTTATCACTTGCAGTTAAGTTACTCTAACAGTTTTGCGACAGCTTTACTCAAAATGTTGCCAAATGTAGATTTAACTAAGGAGATAAAAGTATCACCGTCAACAAGAGAAGTTGACGGAAAGAATAAGTCATCATTATTCATTAATCAGGACGGACAAGCGTTAAAACATGCTTATACCCGGGATAATCCAAATGGCCTACCAGGGCTAGAACAAGTAACAGTGAAAGGACAGTTGGTATGGGATGATACAAAACAGTTGGAATTCCTATACAACATGGTAGCAACGACAATAATTCCAAAACTTGAAGGTGTAGAAGTGCCTCAAGCACCGGTTACATCTACTCAAGATGGTTCAAAAAAAGATTTTGATAATTTTGGAAAGACACCGGAAGAAATCAATCCGGAAGATATACCTTTTTAATTGATTGATAGGTAAGGGTAGTATTACCCTTACTTAATCAGTTCGTTAGAACTGAGAGTGTTGGAAACTTAACCTAATTTTAACACATAATTGGAAAGTTGTCCACATATCCACAGGTTTATGCACATTTCAGTATAGAGCATTTTGTAAGATAATAGTTTCATGGACAAACATACTACACAAACATTTTCATATTCACAACCGAAAAACTGTAGCGACCAAAGGGGCGTAGTATCTCCTGTCCATCGCTACAGTTTTTTTGTTGGGAATATAATACTACAAATTGTATGGTAAAAAAGAACGCATTATTTTTGGACCACTTTCATAGTCACGTTTATAGATACATTGACCAGACAGGTCAAGGAAGACCTCCAGTATCGTCAATTGAAAGACGGGATGATTTAAACTTGAACGGATATGAGGCTTATTTTACTCCGAATGGATTCTATGGTAACAATGCTAAAAAAGAAAATTGTGTTAGTTTGAACAGCTTTTTTGTGGACATTGATGGCCGAAAGAATTCAGATGAACTCGAAGAAATAAAAAAGAAACTTGAGCCTACCTTTATACTTGAAACAAAGAACGGATACCATTTATATTGGTTACTTGATGAGCCGATTGTGAAAGAGGATTTAACTATTGATGAATGGAATTCCACTTGTTCACGATGGGAAAAGATTGAACAGTCTCTAGTTGTATATTTAAAAGCTGACCCTGTAGTGAAAGATATTCCTAGAATACTAAGACAACCGGACTCATGGTACTGGAAGAAGAGTGGATTATCTTATATTGATGGAACGGATAGTGCTTTTAAGATAAAAGGAATACATAAGAATGTAGCGAAAAATTATTCTATGAATCAAGTGGAAGAGGCTTTTCCTATAAAAGAAGAAGTTGTTTCAATTATCAACAAAACTCAGTCGGACCACCTGAAAAAATATGCTGAGGATGAGAAGAAAGACTTTTTTATTAGGGTAAATAAAGAATTTCCAATTGAAGACCGTGACAGCTTCAAAGCTCTTATTACTGGAAAGAGTTTGACCGTACTACCAGGTATGAGAAACCAGGCTCTTATAGTTACTGCATCACTAATGAAACAAGCTGGATGGAAGAAGGAGCAAGCCCTTGAGCGTATTGATGAAATTGGGTGGCACGGAATGGAAAAAGAGCGTGGTGGTTTACAGGAGATAATAAATACTGTGAATAGTGCGTATGCGAATAATTACACATATTCATATAAAAATGAAATCATTGCTCATAATATAACCCAAAATGAACAACAGGAGATTCAAAACGCTTACACTGCAGTAGCAAAACAAAAGAAGGATAATGATAAGGTTAGATTCACAAATTATGAACAGGAACTACTTAATAGATATCCACATATTAAAAAGAACGAAATTGGTTTGGTATTCAATTATTCTAATGGAGTTTATAAGATGATGAGCGACTTAGAAATTTCTGATTTAATTCTTACTAGTCTATACGATGATATGCTCTGGGGTTATAGGACAAAAAGAAATGTAGCGGATAAGGTGGCGTGTCTTCTGTCTATCATTCCTCCACTTATAATCAGTGTTGATAATGGTTGGGTTCTTAACTTAAAGAATGGATTATTAAATATATATACTAAAGAGTTGCGACCACACACACCAGAATTCGTATCCTTGATTCAGTCTCCTGTTGAGTATGACTCAGAAGCCAAGTGTCCGATATGGGAAAGTTGTATGGAAGCCTGGATGGAAGGTCCTGAGAAGGAAGATAAAAGTAGACTGCTCCAACAGTTTTGTGGTTACTGTCTATCATCATCTATGCAATATGACAAGGCATTATTCCTTGTTGGAGATGGTGGAAATGGCAAGAGTACTTTTATTGATACAGTTGCCATGGTTATTGGACCGGAATCAACATCACATATTGACTTAGAAGGATTATATGGTCAATACGGAATGAAGGGGCTTATTGGAAAAAGATTGAATATTATTGAAGAGGTTCATGGAAATTATTATCAATCAAACAAGCTAAAGAAACTTATCTCTGGTGAACAAGTAACAATCGATATTAAATATAAGGACCAATTCTCTTTCCGGCCACAAGCCAAGTTTGTGTTTGCTGTGAATATAATGCCTCGAGTGGATGATACATCGACTGCGACTGAGCGTAGAATTTGTGCGATTCAATTCAAGAATAACTTTAGAAATAATCCGAATACAGCACTGAGGTCTAGTTTTGGAATGTTAGCAAAAGAACTGTCAGGTATTTTAAATTGGATGCTTCTAGGTGCTAAGGACTTATCAGACAACGGAGCTTTCGTAGTTACTCGAGAACAAGTAGCAATGCTTGCTGAGTACCGACAAGAAAATTCATCTGTCGAAGGATTTATTGCTGAGTGTGTAGAAGTAGATACGACTGCTGAGGTTGTGGGTAGAGATTTGTATGATGAGTACAAAACATACTGTCAGAAGGACGGTAGAAAGTTCAAAGGCAACATTGTCTTCACAAAAGAAATGAGAGCCTATGGGACTCGATACGGTTCATTCGGATATGAAGAGAGGTCGTCTGGTCATGGGGTATCAAGGTTCATTGGAATTAAAATTCAAAATGAATGGTCGAAAGAAAGGAAGGCAATAATTGAATTCCGAGACTTTTAAAATATATGACAATTTGCTCAAGATGCCACAATCCGTGCGAGAAGGTTAGAAATAAAAATGCTTCGAAAGCTGTGTGTATTAAGTGTAAGAAACAAAGGAGTAGGGATTTGGATATTATAAGAAGAACGATTAAAGAAATAAAAAATGGAAAAAGAACAACAAATTAAATTACTATGTGAGGGAATGGGATGGGTTGATTTAGGGAAACAAAAGAATCCATATATGATGTCTTTTATTCCGGATGAAAGTAGTACCATCCGGATGAATATATATTTCACCACAATGACTGTAACTGTTCAGAAGCGTAATAGATTTTGTGAGACATATAGGAATGTTGGTATGGAAGAGTTAGAGAATCTTTTAAAAGAAAACATTAATGATGAATAAAATACCTTCTTTATATAAATACCAGGCAAATGCAATACAAGATGACTTTAAAAAGAAAGGATTGTTTTTTGGCACAGGCGTAGGAAAAACCAGACTTGGTTTAGAGTTAGCCGAAGGTAGCACTTTGGTTATTTGTTTGAAGCAGGGTCGGGATGATTTGACTTGGGAAAGAAATGCTAAGGAATTCGATATTGTCGTAAATATGAAAGTAATTAGTAAAGAAGATATGCGAAGAGATTGGGACTTACTACCAGAATTCGATACGGTTATTATAGATGAGTGTCATAAAGTTTTTGGTGTTACAGCCGACACTGTACAACGAAATTATATTCAAATTCCAAAAACTTCTCAAATTTTTCAAGCAGTATATTCCTATCTTAAAAAGCATCCACCAAAAAGATTGTATTTATGTTCAGCTACTCCAGTTTCAAAACCGATGAATCTCTGGGCCATTGCACAACTCTTTGGAGTAAATTGGAATTTTTTTGATTTTAGAAATAAATATTATTTAAAAATAAAAAATTTTTGGATAGTTAAAAAAGACGACAAACTAAAAGATGATATGGCTCGGTTGGTCAAACATTTTGGTTATGTCGGTTCACTTAATGATTTCTTTGATGTTCCGGAACAGACCCATAAAACCGTTGAGATAGAACTGAGTGAAGAGCAGAGGGTTGCACTAAAACGACTATCGACTCAAGAAGCTGACCCCCGTGTACGAAGTGCAAGGATGCGAACAATTGAAAACGGATTGTTGTATGGAAAGAAAGTAGAGTCAAAAGGGAAAGTTGATATAATGACTAATCAAACTATACTCTATAAGTCTTATAAAATTGATTACATCCTCGAGCGAGCACTTGAGTTTCCAAAACTCCTCATCTTCGCAAACTATACTGCTCAAATAAATCAAATCGCAAAAGAACTTAGAGAAGAAGGATACACTGTCTCTACACTCACAGGAGCTACTAAGGACCGTACATTTATAAAAACTGTTGATGTTTCCGATAAACCCCACATCATTATCGCTCAATCATGTATATCAGCTGGGTACGAGTTACCCTCATTCCCTTGTGTAATCTATGCTTCGAAGTCTTGGCAGTTCGTTGACTACGAACAGTCACTTGGTCGAGTGCTTCGGTCTAACCATTTGAAAAAGAATTTATATATTCATTTGGTAGTTAAAGGAATGGATTTAAATTGTCACAAAGTGGTTATGTCCGGGGCAGATTTTCAAGAAATGCTACAACTTGACACAGGTGTAGACACAGGAATATAATAATTAATAATTAATAATAAATTATGAAAATAAAACACAAACAAAAAGTAAAGAAGGCTCGCAAGATGCTAAGTAAGAATGAGAAGAGAATGAAGGTCGGAATATTTCAATCAAAGCAATGGACGACATGGAAGGAAGGAATTAAAAATCATATTAATAACAAAATCAAAAAAAATGGAAGAAACAAAAAATAAACCCTTATTCTCAGTTGTGCTCATTGCACGCAATGAAGCTAAAACTCTTCCACATGCGATTGAGTCTCTTAAAGAATTTATGGCTCGAGGTGGAGATGTGAATGTGCTTGATACTGGTTCAACCGACAACACTGTTGAAGTAGCTAAGTCGCTAGGATGTCGAGTAAAAGAAGTTGGAGAAATTTTTAAACATACAATCACTGAAGAACAAGCGAAGGAAATCAATGACAGATTTGTTGTGGAAAATGAGATGCCGGTCCTTCGAGTTGGTGAAGTTTATTTTGATTTTGCTTCAGCTCGAAATGAAGCGAACAGTATGTCTGACTGCGATATGGTTTGTACTATGGACTGTGATGAAGTAATTACTCGAATGAATATTGATGTAATCGACCAGTACATACGAGAAGGATTTAATCAGTTCGAATATAACTTTGTTTTTTCTCACACTCCGGATGGAGGAGAACTTGTGAAGTTTATTCAAAGCAAATTCTATAGCCGAACTGCTTGTAATTGGGTTGGAATTATTCATGAGATGGTTACTAATTTAAATCCAAATAATCCAAGTAGAATAAAGTCGCTACAAGAACCTGAATTTAAGTTAGAGCACTACCAGAATGAAAAAACAAATCGAACAGGTTATTTACGAGGTTTAGCAATTGATTGTTTTAACCATCAAGAAAAAGATAGAAATTCTCATTACTTCGCCAGAGAGCTTTGGTGGACTGGAAGACCTTGGTCAGCGGCTAAGGAATTTAAGCGACATATTGAGATGAATAAGTGGCCAGCGGAGAGGGCGGAGTCAATGCTTTTCTTAGCTGATATTTATGGAGCCATGGAAAAACCAGAAGAACAATTAGCATGGTGTCACCGAGCACTTGATACTGAGCCAAATAGACGAGAGCCTCTTCTAAAATTAGCTCAAATCTATCAAAGGCGTAATCAAGCCACTCCAGCGAATTACTATGCTACAGCCGCCTTGGAGCTTCCTTGGTACCCATTCTACGGAGCAAATGTAGCCTTCTACACTAATGAACCACACCAAATTCTATATTGGGCGAAATCATGGCTTGGAGATATGGAGGGTGCACGAAAACATCTTTTGAAGTGTCTTGAGTATCAAAGAGAGAATCCTGAGTACTTAGCGGCCACTGGATTTTTCTTTGGCTACCAGTCTCCAGAGATTGCTGGATGGTTCTCATATCCTGAACAATTGTTCTTATATGAAAAAGGTAAGATGATGGAGAGTGCTATCGAGTGTGGAAGTTGGAAAGGAAAATCAACTCACGCACTACTTTCATCCGGATGTCCAAATGTCACAGCAATAGACCACTGGAAAGGCTCAACCTTTGAGCCGGAAGCTCATATAGAAGCACAAAGCGGTTCAGTGTTTGAGACATTTAAGAAAAATGTTGGACACTTTAAAAATCTTACAATTATCAACGATGATATAAATAATGTAGTCGATTCAATACCAGACCATTCTGTTGATATGGTATTCATCGATGCCGGACACACTTATGAAGAAGTTAAAAACGACATCAAAAAATGGAAGGGTAAAGCCCGAATCCTCCTTTGCGGACATGATTATTGCTCAGGTTGGCCTGGAGTTATACAAGCCGTGGACGAAGAACTCGGTGGACCGGATGGAGTCGCTGATACGGTCTGGTACAAATGGGTCAATAAACCAAAGGTATCTGTCTGTATACCCACACTTGGTCGACCCGAAAAACTTCACCGCCTTCTTGAATCAATTAAGGATAATGCTGAATACGACAACTACGAAGTAGTGGTCAAGGCTGATGAGTTTCCTCCAAACAATGTTGGTGCTCCAACTGTTTTCAAGCGATGTGTTGATGAGTCAACTGGTGAACTCGTATTATTCCTTGGAAATGATGTGGTTCCACAAAAGGGATTTATGAGAGAAGCTGTTTGGGAGATGATTAGAAAGTTTCCTGAGCTCGATGGAATGATAGGATTAAACGATAATTATTGGAGAGAAGAACACGTTGCTCCACATTTCCTTATTTCAAAGAAGTTACTTCCTGCCTTAGATGGTGAATTCTTTCACACAGGTTACTACCACACTGGTTGTGATAATGAATTACGGGCTAGGGTGGAGCAACTTGGAAAGTATGCTTTTGGTCGGAAGGCAGTTATATTCCATGACCATCCGATGATGGCTGGGTCAAAAGCTGAAATGGACCATATTTATGCTCAGGCTTATGGTGGGCCTAGGCACGACCATGACGATATTCTGTATGCTGAGCGAGCAGAGAAGTATGGGTTTAAAGATAGAAAATGGGTTTAAAATCATGATACCGAAAAAAATTATAACAATCTGGCTTTCAGAGAATGAAACTCCAGAGATTGTAGAAAAATGTAATAAATCAAAAAATCTATTCTGTAAAAAAAATGGATATGAACATATTTACATTACTCTCGATAATGTCTATCGAGGCTCTGAGTATGTGAACAAATGTATCGAAATTAAAGAATGGGTTAGAGCGGTAGACTACCTAAGACTACATTACTTAAATGAACTTGGTGGTATATATCTCGATGCTGATGCTGAGATTATTGGAAACTTTGACGATATTCTATATTTTAGAATGTTCGTATTTACTGAAGAAAGTGGATATATCAACAATGGTTATATTGGTTCAGAAGCTAATCATCCATTCCTAAAATATCTACTTAATACAATGGAACACAGTTTTAGATTTCACCAAAATCTTTTCTGGCCCGGGATGCAATTCTTTTCAGAGTCCTACTACATTGCAGACCGAGGAGGATTGGGGATGTACATATATCCAGAAACTGTTCGAAAAAACTTAATTACTCACCACGAAATGAAATCGTGGGTAACATAAAAAATATGATTATAGAAATGAATCCACAAAAGAAGGAGGCGAAGTGGCAAACGATATGGAATCACTATCTTAGAGAAAAAAGAAAGGAAGGTAAGATGTACGGTTACTATGAGTTGAAACAGACTATAAAAAACACATTTACTTTTAGTAAAATTGAGATTCATCAATACGATGGACTTCAGACCACAGAGAAGGAAGGTTTAGTTTGGAAATGGTCCGATGATGACCGTAGAGAAAAACCAATCGATTGTGCATCATTACCGCCATTACCGTCATATTTAGTGATTAAGTTCCCAGAGGCTTACTACATGATTCGAATTTCAGATGTGGTGAAGTTAAGGGAAAGCGGTAAGCTCGGGATTACTATAGAGGAAGCTAGTATTATTGCAGAACAGATTCTGGTTCTTGGCTATTTGACAACGGCACAGACACAGGAGTATACTCATATTATTATTAAATAACAAAATTATGACAATTAAAAAAGAAAAGATGGAACGATTGAATTCATATGTTCCAAAAGAACAGAAGAAGTTTATTAAAGAATTAGCTAAAAAATTAGGTAAAGGTGAGGGTGAGGTGACTCGAAATATTATTAATTATTACATAAATAAACCCAAATGAAATACTACGATGAATATGCAGTTCTTGATGCACACATCAAAGAATTAGAAAATAAGAAAGATGAACTCCGAGGACTTATCTTAAAAGATATGTCTGAGTCTGGAGAAGAGTCTATTGAAACAGCCGTTGGTAAGTTCTCCGTTACAAAACTAAAAACTTGGACATACACTGAAAAAGTTATTGAGTTGAATGAAAAATGGAAAGCTCTAAAGGCTAAGGAAGAATCAACTGGTGATGCAACCTATGTAGAGAAGGAATCTCTACGATTTACTCAAATTAAATTATAATAAATATCATGTCTAAAAATACTACAAAAAAAGAAGTTAAGGTAAAAACTCCAAAGTTCAAACTTATTACTTACACAGTTAAAGCAGTCATTCCAACAGGAATGTATGCCAATATCCAACCTGAGATTACTGTGGAGGCATCGAGTATTGAGGTTGCTGAGAGGGCTGTGATGCCACACATTGAGTCTTTGTTCGCAAAATACCGTGAAGGTGGCGTACAACCTGTCGTAGCTCGTAACGTGGCTCCTGTGGTACCAGTAGTCCCAGTAGTCCCAGTAGTCCCAGTAGTCCCAGTGGTCCCTGTAGAACCATCCATAGTAATGAGCCTTCCTTTCACACGGGCTAATTCAGCTATTCAGTCTTGTATGAGTTTGGAAGCCTTACATCTTGTTGAAGACCAGATTCAAAAATCTACAAAATTAATTGACGATGAGAAACAAAATCTTGCTGTATCGATTCTAAAGAGAAGAAAAGAATGGAAAAACTAATTTTACCAAAACCTCATCTTTCCTGGTCGGCAATCAATTGTTGGATGTCGAATCCTGAAAGATTCCGAAGAGAATATTTTGAAAACTCGGACAAGTTGGATACAAAATACCTTAGATTTGGAAAGGGTATTGCGAAGATGATTGAGGATGGACAACACAAAGAACTCCTTCCTGACCTAGTTGTTTACAATAAACCGGAGTTTGAAATTAGATGTACAGTAATGGGAGTTCCTATGTTAGCTTATTTAGATAGTTACGATTCAGTGAATAATGTCTTCCGAGAGTATAAAACTGGAAAACATCCTTGGACTCAATCAAAAGTTCAAAAACACGACCAGTTGACTCTTTACGCTACAATGCTAAAACAACTCACTGGTAAAATGCCTGAGTACTGTGATCTTGATTGGATTGAGACAAAGGATGGAGTATCTGAAGTTGAAGATTTTTGGAGAACAAATGAGAAGACAATAAATGTTACAGGTAGGGTTGTTTCTTTTCACCGGGAGTTCGATGAACGAGAAGTTGATAGGATGGAATCTTTGATTCAAAAAGCGGCAGAAGAAATTAGTGATGCTTACCAGGAGTTTATAAAAGAAATATAAAAAAACAATGGAGAAAGTCATTAAAGTCCTATACTCCCCCCCAACTGTCCATTTACCAGAGATTATTATCTAAGTAGTTCTTTAACAGAGTATTGGAGAACTGTCTTGGGTGGTGGTGAATAAAAGTGTTTACACCGAATAGCCACTATCCCAGTCATTTCTTCAAGAGGTAAGTGGATAGTTGGGGGAGAGGAAACAGGAAATGACCTAAAGAAGTCGCCTTACAGCCAGTACGAGCTTCCCCAACTGTCCATTTACCAGAGATTATTATCTAACTAAACAATATGAAACTAAGACAAATACACAACTTTCTAAAAACCATCGTAGTCTCACTTGTAGTCAAAAGAGACGGAATGATTAAAGACAAACTACCAAAAACATCTATTGAATACACAAAAGGTCAGTTATACGAGGCACAGTATATCTTAGATATTTTTGAGAAGGTACTTTATGAGAACGAGAGACTTGTAACAGATAACTAACTAAAACATATGACATTTATACTATGGACATTAGTTTGGTTTGGATTGATAGAAGTACAGTGGTGGAGAATCTACAAATACAGAAGTGTTGGATTTATAGATAAAAGCCCATTTATTACTTTACTAGCAATCGCTCTTCAATGGTTTGGTTTTTTCTACCTTTACTCTCATTTTATCAAATAACTAAAAACATATGACCCACGAAGAAACAATAAAACGAATCCAAGAGTTAGTGCCAAGTGTTATGGATTTGGAGTTTGGGTGTGAGGTGGAAGAAAAGCCAGCGTTCGGCTCTAGTATGAGAAATGATACTTTTAACGGTGGAAAAGTATTCACAATTGTATCTAAAGATAATTCAGGAAACTGGTTATATTTAACTGATGGAGGATTTGGGCGTGAGAAAGAAGACAAGATATTACATTGGCATAATTGCCTCGGCAAACCTATCACACTAGCAGTGGTGTTGATGGCAATAAGAC